GAAGAATCAAGAACAGTTCAAGTAAACGGTAAAGCCGTTTCAGGAGATTATCAGTACAATGTAAACTACAGTGTCAATAACGATAATCTCAGTCGTCTTCATTGTGAAATCATTAAAACGGTCACGGAAGAGATTGACACCCCTACAGGCAAGCAGCCCGTAACCTCCGGGCGGTATATCGGGTATTTGCTGTTAGAATCAGGCAGTAAACAAATGTCCCTTCCGGAGTCGGAGAATGTTGCAGCGCACTTTGAAGTATTCGATCAGATCACCAAAGAGGTAAAAGCCACTTTAGAGCCCAAACCGGCATCCAAATCCAAGTAACAAGAATCCGCCCTGTCTTCACAGATGGGGCGGAAAAGTGCGGCATAAATGGGGTACATAGGTGAGATTAGCCGCACACAATGCTATTTTAGTATTACCATGACAAATATACGATTAAAGTTTATATATCCAAGAATATGAAAAATTTGAAGATGATTGCCTTGATTGCTTTGCCTCTTTCTCCTTTGCTGGAACTCTTTGAGCGCTATGTCTTTGGTGACTGGGAGTTTGTCAAATGGTTGATTGTCCTTGTATGTGTTGATACGGTGCTCGGCTTTGTCAAGCACTGGCTATCCAAAGACATCAGTAGTAAAGCTTATGGTATGATCGGGCGTAAGCTTATCATTTACAGTTGTGTATTAGTCCTGTCGCATGTGATGGGTAATTTCTCGATCGCCGGTCAGGTAGTCGATAGTTTTGTCTGGTTCCGGTATTTCGCTTGTACGGCATTAATGGTACGTGAGGCCTTAAGTATTATTGAGAACGTAGAAGAGATTTGCCCGGGCTTCTTCCCTAAAGCGATCATAAACAAGCTGAAAGGGTTCGATAATGTTTCAGGAAAGAAAGAGTAAGATAAAATCTCCCGTCATTGCACTTAACGACGGGAGGTTGCACACAAACAACACAAACAAGCAAACAAATACAAAGCCTATCTTCCCAGACGGGAGAAAATATAAAAGGTAAGCGCAAATTTAGCTAAATCTTTTTGTTCACAGTATTAATTTAACATATAGTATGAAGTATTTTACAATCCAAGAACTAAGCCACAGCGATACGGCCGTAGCGCGTGGAATTGATAACTGTCCAACGGCCGAGGCTATTCACAATTTAACGAAGCTGGTTGAGAATGTTCTCGACCCGCTTCGGGAGAAGTACGGCAAGCCCATCCGGATAAGTTCCGGTTATCGAAGTGCTATTCTCAACCGGAGCGTTAACGGGGCAACATCCAGCCAACACCGGGTAGGCGAGGCGGCTGATATTACGGTAGGAAGTAAGGAGGAAAACCGGAAACTCTTCGAGATCATCCGGCTGGAATTGCCTTTCGATCAATTGATAGACGAACGTGATTTTAGTTGGGTTCACGTATCATTCCGTGAAGGTAGAAACAGAAAACAAGTATTGAAACTCTAAATTAATAAATATGCTGAAAGACTTAACATTTACTCTTCAGGACGAAAAATATGTATCCGATCCTGTACAATTGCCATCCGATGCGGGATTGCATTTGGAGTTTGAACCGGTACTGCATGGCAACTGTGTTAATTTAGAACAGAGCATGACCGGTGATAAGTATTACAATTTTAAAACAGAATTTGGCCCCGGTGCCATATATGACCTTGCTATCTCCGGTGTGGTTCCCGGTATGTACATTCGTATCAAAACTGTTCTACAGCCTACGGTTGCAAAAATCCTCGTATCAGAATGAAAGCGGCAGTTAACCGGGAATTGATTAACCGGATATGCGTTAACAGCGCCAAAATCTCAGGTGTCCGGATGTCGGATGCGGGGATGTCAGAAGCATCTCTCCTGCATCCTTCACTTGTGGACTATTGGAACTTTAAAGGTAAGAGCAATTCGGATGAAGACAGGGATACGATCAAAGGGATAAAGGGTGGAATATTGACCGCTTATAACTTTGGTTGGAGCTTAGGTAGTGGTTATGGTTTATTCAAGGAGAATTATCTAACTTATAATAAAGCAGAGAATGTATTTGTAACGGATGATCATTCAGCTGTTATAATGAATTTTGTTCCAGCTAATGCTTGGGCACTTTCAAGATACGAAATTCAAAAATTAAATGCTACAAAAGTAAAAATAACAGGACTTACAGCCAGTAATCAACTTGCTTATGCATATATTGATGATAGTAGACATAAAGTTTTTATGCCCATCCCTAAAGATGGAGAATATGATCTACCTGCAAGTATAGGTAGGTCTGAACCTAACTTCGTTGGCTTCATTGTACAGAATGTTTTAACTAAAAATGTAACTATTGAGCAACTTCCATTATATGAAGGTGCTTTAGTTACAGATGGTGTTGACGATTATCTAAAGCTTGATAAAACAGGGTATAAAGTTGGAACAGTTATCTTTAAACATACTCCTATAAAGACAGGAGATTCAGTAAGATATGTATTTAATATAAATACTACCAGTGTTTACGCATGTTATAGAATTGATTCTACGTTTGCAAATAATTTTAATAGATATAAAACTATAGAAGATTATACAGTTGGATTCATTACCACTCCAAGATTAGCAGAAACTCCTTTAATTATTGGTTGTCATTCGTCTCTTAAAGAGTTTCTATCTATGGCTCTTTATAGTATTGCTATTTACGACAGAGTCCTATCTGATCAAGAAGTACAAGAAGTTATCAACTTTATGGATAAAGATAATAAATTATGAAATATGTAATTGTAACAGTAGAATGGTGCCTTAACCATGGTGTTGTGGTACCGGCACAGGCAAGAAGATCAGTTGACGGGTTGAAAGTGATCCTACATGAAGATTATATTGATCCCGTACTGAAAGGAAAGGGCAACATGACCGCATACCCGTATGACTCACCGGAGTTAAGGAGTATATTGGGTAGTCCTGAATGGACGGCCCCGGAAAAGGAGGAAGCTACATGAAGAATCTGCCTTATATTATTATAATCGCTCTTATCCTGTTTATTGTGTTCCGCCCGGCAAGGGTGGAACGCGTACCGGGGGAAGTAGTCAGAGATACGATCATTACAAATCGTATTGATACGGTTCGGGATACAGTGCCCGTTCCGGTTTATGAAAGCGTTGTAGATTCGTTCCCGTTCGTTGTTCCCGTCCCTGTACCGGGCGATACGGTTCGGGACACGGTGTATTTGCCTATTACGCAGAAAATCTACAAAGACAGCCTTTATACGGCTTATGTATCGGGCTACCGGGCAAAGTTGGATAGTATAGAGGTGTACAGTAAAACAAGGACTGTGTTTGTCAGAGAGCGGGCAAAGCGAAAGAGGTTCGGGCTGGGTGTGCAGGCTGGATACGGTTTTTGGGGGAATAAGGTAAGTCCCTATGTTGGAGTTGGGGTGAGTTGTAATTTGTGGGAATGGTAAATATCGATATCAGAAGAGTATCTTTCTAAGGTTATATTACTTTTTATTCCCAATAAGAAGTAATCGACTTGATAAGTTGTGTTAAATATCTATTTTCTTATTATAGAACCTTGGATTTATTAAAAATATCTCTATATTGCACGGCGAAATAAGATTACTTTAATTATATAGATAATATATATAATAATTTAAATAATAGATATATGAATGAATATATTAATGATCTAAGTAATAAACAAAATGCTAATGTTAGGGCTCCTGCAAGTGGTGACATAAATGTTTGTAGTGTGTATGAAGCGTATATTAGATTTATTATTTATTTAAAAAACAAATAAAATGGGGAAAATAGCGACAACAATTGACGAGCAGATAAACTGTCTCGAAAGTAGAGGACTTATCATAGAGAATAAAGAAAAAGCAAAGGAGGTGCTGTCTGATATAGGCTATTTTCGGTTGGGATTTTATCTCTTTCCATTTGAAGAGTCTTATCCTCAAAGAAGGAACAGGACGCATACCTATCGTGAAGGAACGAAATTTAAGGATGTTGTTGATTTATACTATTTTGATTATGAACTGAAAAATATCTTCTTAAAATATTTGACAAGAATTGAGGTTAATTTCAGAACAAAAGTTACTTATGAAGGTTCTATTAGATTTAAAGACTCGCCGATTTGGTTTGCTGATCCTAAATTTATGGTAGAAGATTATGTAGAGAGTTTTGAGTCTGAAGTTTATAATGTTAAGTTTAAAAAGAATAAGGTTATAAAACTGCATCATAAATCTTATCCTGATCAAAAATATGCTCCAGCATGGAAAACTATGGAATTTATGACATTAGGTGCAATGATTAAATTGTATCAGGGGATAAAAAATGACTCTTTGAAAACTCGGATCGCTAATGCGTATAAAGTAGCGGGAGCAACGGTGCTAGAGAATTATATGAATGCTCTAAGAGACGTAAGGAATACATGTGCCCATGGTGCAGCGTTATTTGATTATAAATTGAGTAAAGGGCTGAAATCTTGTGAGGCAATAGATTTTGAGAGCAAGGAAAAAAGTAATTTGAGAGGAATTACGAGGCTTATAGAGTTTTTCCTTAAATCAATATCTGAGAATCGGGCAATAGACTTTAGAAAAGAGATTAATGGTCTTATAAGAGAATATAATGAAAATACAACTTTAAAAAATGTTATTTCAGATTGTGCCGGATATTCTTTTAACACATAAAGGTTTGCGGTCTCAGGATTAGTTTCTAAATTTGCATCAGAAAATAAAGAATAGTGCACTGTTTTGGCTTGACTGATACTACTGCACTCTAAAAGAGGAATAGGGGTTCACATACGTGAACCCCGTTTTTATTTCTCTATACGAGTCTTGGTCTTATTAAGAGCAAAATAGTATTTGTCATTTTGGTAGTAATGTTAACCTTGCTTTGTGTGTTTTGAGATAGTTGCTATAAATAATAATGTGAGGCTCTGGGTTGAAGACTTTGTGACTTTACACAATATTATGGATAGTCCTTCATTTATTCAAGCATATCAACAAGTTCTTTCTTAATATCGTCGTCTATCTCTCTATATCGGGTAAATGCTCTGCTGCCTTCTGCATGTCCTGACAATGAACCAACTAAATTGGGGTCTTTCACTTTCTTATAAAGATTGCCAATAAAGGTTCTACGGGCCATATGTGAAGAAGCCACTTCATAAATTGGTCGTTTTTCTTCTTTTCCTGTAGTGGGATTAAGTATGGTTACATATCTATCTATTCCACATAACCGAAGTATGTCTTTTATGTCGTCATTGTATCTTTGAGCACTAATGAATGGGAATAAACGCTTTTTTGTATCAGCGCCCTTATATTTTTCTATTAATTCTTTTGCGCGTCCATTAAGAGGCACACGGACAACCGCAGGGCGTTCATCTTTGGTTTTATGTGGTATATACTCTACTGCTTCATTAATGATGTTGCCCTGGGTCATTTTTAGTAAATCAGAAACGCGGCATCCGATTAAACACTGAAAGATGAAAATATCTCTTTGTATTGCTAATTGTGGTCGTGCTGAGAGATCAAAGTCCGCTATGATATTACGTTCATCCAATGTTAGGTAGAAAGGGGTTCCGTACTTCTCTGTTGTATTGCCACTGTATTTTTCAAAAGGGCGATTGTTGGTTACTCCTTGTTTGTTGCACCAATTATAGAAGGCTCTAAATTTGCTGAAGAGTGCGCATATAGTATTATTGCCTCTGGGCTGAGGCTTTGGTGCTTTGCGTATCGTACCGATTACTGCCGGGATTTTTTCGTAAATCTCAGGATATTCATTATAAAGTGTATGTTCATTACGAAGAAAGCTTTCTATATCTTCGATTGTATCGGTGTCTATCTTGTTAATGTCTAGTTTAAAATCTTTTTTATAGCAAGCTGAAATGAATAGTTCATATCGCTTCAATGATCGTAAGAGTACCTGAAAGTTTCTTTCTCTAACTTCTGACAACTTCCTCTTTTGCAGATAGCTTTCCATTAGGTCGAAAAAGTTATTGTTGCTTTTATGGTACTTCTCGGGATGTAGATGTTCATCTGCAAGTTGTTCCAGCTTCTCGCTCGTTATGCCTGGGGTTTCATTGTAGATAGAAAGGAGTAGTTTTTTACGATCTGATATCGCTGTATTTAACCGTATTCGGTCTTCTGTTTTGACGATGCATTTAGCTTTATATTGCTCTCTCTTTTCATCCCATAAGGAAGGTAGTATTAGGAGTTCGGATTTGTGGTATAGTTGGACATTTCGTCCATCTGAAATACGAAACCTGATATTAGCTTCTCTGTCTTTTTTGCCAGTTCTAATAAATGCTTTTACGGTTGCCAT